TTATTCAAATCACCATATGATTGAGCATCTGGATATCCTTGGAAAGCAAAGAATGTAAGCAAGGCTGTATCAATAAGCTCTCTTGGTTGACCAACAATCTCTCCAACTATATCCAGTTGAGCACCTGCAGCCGTGTCAATAGAACGTTCTTGCATCAGTTGTCTGAAGACTTCTTGAAGCTCGATCTTACCACCAAGAAGCAGTTGTAGGTATTTGTCAAAGACCTCTTTATCTTTAAACTGTTCCGTTACACGAGAACGTGCAACATCCAAGTATTGCTCTAAGTTGAAGCTATTTAATTCTGACATAAACAGCCTCTTATGTAATCACGATGTTAACACTAGACAACGAAGCTATCTCATCAAAAGCAACGACTACGTTACTGGTTCCAACAGGACTTGGGCTTGTACCAATAGTAAGACTTTCCACCTGATGACCCGGAATCGAGTTAATAGGAGTGTACAAACGACTATAAATTACATCATCCCCAGTACCAAGATTGGTATTAAAGTACTCAATAAGAGCTGATCTAATCGCGTCGTTTCCATTTGGTGGAAAGTTTACATCTGTCGTAATGTTCATAGTGATATAAATAACCAGAGCATTTGGGCGACTAAAACTTACAGAGTGTGGGAATGGCGGTGTTTGGTTATCGTTGATAACAACAGTTGTATTACCATAACTCAAGATACCAATTGGTTTATTTTCCCAAATAGCATTAGCAATATCTGTAGACAAACCACCAACCACAATAGGAAGAAAGCTGTGTGCAGGAACACCGTTACCATCAACTACGCTTGTATCATTCTCATAGATAGTTACTTCAGTGACATTATCAAGATTTATGAGAGCGGAATAGATAGCGTCTAGTGTGTTAGTTGCACGATCAAACTTACCATTACGGAATCTAAGACGTAGTTGCTCATCTGTCTCACGATCTTCTCCAGAAATAGCAGCAGTTGGGTTGATTACACTATCCCAACCAAGCATTGGCGTGAGGATGGTATCGATAGTGTTTGCTGGCTGTGAACTAGGACCAGCTTCAACTGCAACCACTTCACCAACAGTACGTACTTTAGTGATACCGATATTAACAGATGTTGTGAAGTTTACTGTTTGGAAGATATCAGTACGATCAATTACTAAGTCAGTTCCGACTACAGTAGCCACAAGACTTGGATGAGCACCAGCAATAACACCTTGCAGACCATTCAGAACTTCAGGGACAGTAGCACTTGCATCGGAGGTAAACGTGATGGTATTTGTACTAGTTGTATTGGAATAACTGATCGTGTAAGCTGTGCTATCCTGTAAGGTGACTACAGAGACGGTTATGCCGCTAGCGCTGCTGGGGGACAGAGAAATAGCACCGGCAGTAGTGAATTGTTCGCCCGTTGTAGAGCTACTTACTGTTTGACCAACAGGGATAAGGGTGTTAGTATCACCAGCGACAAGAATAGATGATGTGGTAAAGGTTTGTTCTTTACGAGTGATACCAGCGTATGCTACAAGATTATCAAGAGCAATACCTGTTGCAGAGTTTGGGTCGAAGGCTGCATATACTTCTTGGGCAGCTTCCCAAAGGTCGGCTTCACTTGGGGCAGCTAGGGAGATTAGTCGGCCTAGTGCTGAAGAGTCTGAAACATCGACTGTATCACCGGGAACCGTCAAATCCTGAAAGAGTTGTACTGCTAAAGCTCGGTCATCGGCTAAGATGTCGGCTAAGCGTTTAATGATGAATCCCGCGTCTGTTACGCCTGCCATCTGTTGGAATCCTTTATTAATTCAGAGGTGAAATTACTATTGGCGCTGTCACCTCTCCGGTTACAACACGAACACTGAAGGAGAGAGAGTATTTACGATTCACAAATGTTGAGTCAAAGGTGACAATTTCCTTTACGCCATCTTCAGCAAGAATCTGTTGTTGGAATATCAGATCAGCAGCAGCTTTTGAAGTTTGCTTCACTCCGAGGAGGCGTTGCCAGTAAGGTACGCCATAGACAGTATTAATGAACCACTCACCGAGGAACGATTGAAGTCGGATCTTCAGCCTCTGTCCTACGGTTTCAGTTAGTGGCTGAGTGGTCTCTTCTTTACGAAGAGGACCATTCCGCCAGAGTATGTCCCAGCTATCAGGATCAAGTTTAAAATCCACAAGATATTCCTTAAGGGTTCGTAGGTGGGATGACAGCAGGAGCGTGACGGTGCGTACTGAAAATAACGCCGTTGAACGTCTGAACACCTGTCCCTGTGTAGTTACCTGTGTGAGCGTATGTACCTACTTGAGTGATATTACCCTGATAAGTTATATCTCCAATCCAAGTGGTATTTGCTACATCAACAGTCATTGTTTGTGAATTCAAGTTGATACTACTAGAAGCATTCACTGTAGCATCAGAGCAATTAATGACCACTGGTTGGTTAGAAGTATTAATCTCAATACTGCCATCAGCTTTAAGTCTTACTTCACTCTCAACACCACCTAAGTTTTGAAAAACAACTGTATCTTTAGTATCATGTGTCAGCACATGTTTTGCTGGGTTATTCACAGCAACACCGGGAGGTTGGATACCCGGAAGGAAAATAGCGTCTCCTTTATCCATCTTAGCGAAATTTGCAGGGCTAGAGGGCCTACCATTACCACCCTTCCAACCATCCATATTCCTCATAGAGAATATAGCCATCCCTGTATCACCAACTTCAACCGGGAAAGTAAACCCAGCCTTCTTGGAGACTTGGAAGGAGACTGGAATACCTCCAATAGTTGGATACTCTTTCACAGTACCATCTTGGAACTTTTGATTAATTGATGGCTGGATATCGACCATCTGGCCGTTCAACCCATCGCGTACAGCAACAACGATGCAAGGGATGTTAGTAAAAACTTTATCCATCTGACTATCAAAAGCGCTGACCAATGAAGCTTGGATTGCTGCTACAGCTTCTGAACTCATGTACCAGCTCCTTGTTGAACAACCTTCTCAAGACTGGTTGCACGTATCTCAGTGTACCAACCTGAACTTCTCCATCCACCTGAGTGCCGAAGAGACTCAACTTTGAACCAACCTGTAATCAAAGTATCCTCAAGACGAATAATATCCCCAGCACGAATATCAGCATTTAGTAAAATCTTCATCTGTACACCGGGCTTCTTAACTTTATCTTTCTTGGACCTTTGGCGATCACCAGAAACCCTGTAAGCACTTTCAATAAGGCCTGTGTACTTAGATATCACATAGGCTTGCTGAAAGTTTTCCGAGTTGCCTCGGTCATTATCGTGAATATAAACAACGCCATCATCCAACTGCCAATTGCAGGCATACTTTTCACAAATCTCATCCAGCATCTCTTTAGGTGTACCACTTAGTGGGTAGCCATAGATAAGTGGGTTATTGAGATTAGTCCCATTGAATACACCACGATCAGCACCGATGGCTTTAATAAGCCTACTGGCTGCATCTTTAGGGCTTTGTCCTTCAGGAACAAACTCCGATAGAGCTTGATGGTTCAGTTCGGTGTAACCTGTTCCCATGGTGATCTGGGTAACACGATCAGTACCAGATTTACGTGTTGAAGTGTGGGTTACTTGACCTGAGAACAAACGTTTTGGACCGCCCGTGTCTAAATAACCGGCTTCGAAGACAGCCGCAGGGTAGTCGGTATCCAATAATCTGATATGCTCTGTAGAAAGGTTATAAACTTCTATGCTGGCACTGTTTGTCTTCTTCTTATTATCTGAAGATTTGGAGATATCAAACGTGACCTGTAAGTCAGTTATTTCTAACCCAGCCCCTGTTTGATAATCTCCAATAATCAACCTATAAACTCTATTTCTCTGTATTAAGTCCATCTATACCGCCTAATCAGTTATTCTAATCTCCCAATTGATTAAAGCTTCATAGACAAAAGGGCTTATTTGGGATTTCCATTTTTCAGCTCGCTCTTTAATAACAGACTCTTTAAAAGATTTGTAAACAAAGAACCCTTCTTCTGCTGTTTTATATTGACCTAAGTAGACTTGTGTCCCACTCCCGTCTTGGCACTGCGTATGGAACATGTTATTATCTGATCGTTGAAATACACCAATCAAATCTTTACCACGAGCAAGCCTTCTGGATGTAAGTAGGCAGTTCAAGTCATAAGGAACAAAAGCGCAAGTATTAGGGCCGTATTCTTTGTTATCTCTTATGAGAATATCTTTATCCAAATGCCAACCTTTTTGACGAAACTCATCCTTGTGCCAAAAGTCAGCAAATTCTTGGTAATCCATCCAAACATCATCTACAAAACACCCAATATAATTGGGCCTCTTAGCTAATTCTTTTGGATTAAAACAGCGGCTGAACATGTGATTCCAATTTTTGTATTCAGGTAAAACCCGAGAACCTTTTCCGTCCACCCAAGCTGCACATGCATATCCAAACTTCTTAGAGTTGAACCCGAAACCAAACGGCATAAAATGTACCTCTTAAAATAAATGAGGTAAGATAATACCATGTGCGGGCAAGCCTGTCAATCCTCTGTATAGATATAGAAAAGGTTGTAATATTGATCAATAGAATCAGGATAAACTTTATAAGGTTCACTGATAATATCTGCTTTCTCTTCCATCCAGATAAAACCTGTCAATGGAAAAATAGCGTAGTCCAAGAATATTGGGTAATTAGGAACTAAAGCTTCACCCAACACAATAGGGTTGTTATCCGCATCATAGAGATTAATGAAGTATAACTGAGCCCTTTCATTATAGATAAACTCAAAGATATATGAGTCACCTTGAAAAGCAATCGTATAAGTGTAGTAAGCGTCTGAAAATAAAGGCATTGCTACGTATTTATCAGCCATTTTCTCTAGCCTGCATTAGTGGGTCTGTATCTTTAGGTGCGTTACTTCCTGCATTCTCGCCATCAACATCTTGGGGTTGACTATCTTGTTTACCTTTTGATGCTTTACTGGAAGCTTTTTTCTTCAAAGAATCCTGTACATCTTTAGGAATTGTAGTTTTCTTCAAGAAAGCAAAAGTAACTTGCTCGAACGTAATATCACAATACAAACCATACCCGGTATTTGGATCTTCCTTGAAAGTAATCTTAGTCATTACAAGATTATTGATTACTTTACGAAGTAAGGTATTGTCGTACTCAAACAAACGAACAAGCTGAATACTGGGGTCAAAGTTACCAGTCTTGTCATTAAAAACTACGCCAGCAGTAAGATCAATCAGAGCTTGTCTAATTTGTTCAAGAAGATCAGCCCGTCCGCTATCAACCACAACTTCTGGTTGACTGTCAGATAAGAATTGTCCAATACTATCAGGGATAAACTTCTTCAAGACACTCTGGTCCGTAGAGTTTACACTGACAGCGTTAGGAGCTTCGTTACTGTTGTAAGGAGAGTTACCATCCAAATCTTGGATAAGGTAAGTACCAGTGGAGATATCAACACCAGTAATTACTGCCCCGATTGTGAAAATTGGGTTATTTTTTATGTAGTGGTCTGTAACGTTGCCTCCAGCATCAATTGGGTGCTTTGTTACTTGGCCTGCGTAGTTCTGAGTATATGAAACCACCGCATCACAGTAGATGAATCCACCATCTTGAACAGATGAGTCACCCCATTCGATTGCCAAACTCATAGGTGACTCCTTATTGTTTCACTGGGAATTGAACATTCACTTGATCAAAAGACTGAACAAACATATTTGCTACGGCTTCACCAATCGCTTGAGCTTGTGCGTTAGCATCCATACCTTGAAGAGTAGAGCCGTCAACATTAACTTCAATGTTAATCTCATTACTATTGTTATTCACAATACCCATTGCTTTATCTTCAGCAGCAGCCTTAGCCATCTCTGCTTGTTGGTCATCGTAACCGGCAGCGTCATGATAGTAAATCGAGTTTGGATCTTCGTATACAGCTCTACCACGTTCACGAGCTTTATTAAGGTTAACGCCTGTATTATTAAATATATCCCCAACAATCGCAGCTGGAGAGGCATATTCCATGCCAAGGAAAGTGGCCTTTTCTGTGGCACTATTATTTGTAGTTTCTGTTGGCAGACTCCCACTCTTCCATTTCTGAAACTCTGCAATAGCGTTCATGATAGAGGCTATTTCTTTTGCAGTAGCTTCAAGTGTTGGAAGAAAATCAAACTTAATACTAGAAATATCTATAAAGATTTGTTTGATGTCTGCCCAGTCTTTCCTAAGCTGCTCTGTTTTATCCACACCAAGCCAGTCTGCAACAAGGCTGTCTTTACCCTCAAGTGCCCGAACAAAGGATTGGGGGAACAACAGGAGGTCATCAGCCCATTTAGTGGCTTCATTAAAACCTTCTGAGAGGGTTCTCACCAACCCATTACTCTCACTCAGACCAGCGTTTAGTGTGCGGAATATGCGAGCAAAACCCTCTTCCACGCCTGAATTAGAAGCTACAACAGCAAGGTCATTAAGAGAGTTCTGATAGCGAGCTTGTTCAGCTTGAGAAGCTGTTGAGGCAGAAGCAAGGGCACCGCCAGCATTAGCTCTTTGAGAAGCAGCAGCACCAGCGTAAGTCAGAATGTCGCTGGTTACCTTACCTTTTTTCATATCAGCTAAAAGCTGTTGAATAGCTTCGGCACCAGTCTTATTACCGCCAATTTGTTTTTGGTAAGCTTCTGCGAAAAGTGCAGTACCACCCGGCAATGCTTCTGCAATCTGGCCTGTAAGTTCCTCAGATTGAAGTTTACCCTTACCAGCTACTTGAGACAAGGCACGGAACAAACGGTTCTGTGTAGTCTTATCCAATTTGTTCACACGAGCAAGTTCAGCAAACCCAGAGAATACTTGCTGACTTGCTCCAAGACTGACACCAGAGCCTGTCAGACCTGAGATGAGCTTGTTGTAGTCACCTGATGCGTCAAGGTAGTTGAAACCAATTCTCTGGCCTTCATTACGAAGGTACTGAAAAGAGTCAGCACCTTGTGCAGCAGTACCACCGGCCTGTTGAACAACAGCGGATGTTTGGAGCTGTGCAGATACAACCTGTTGATTACGTTGGTTTAGATTGGACAGTCCATAACCACCAAGCCCCAAAGCAAGGGCTGGACCAAACAGATTGGGCATGCCACGAAGTCCACCCACTCCTCCCGCAACTGCTCCAGCAGCCATTCCTTGACGGGCAGCACTACCTGAATTAATATTCACAGGGTGCATAGCAGAGGAGCGAGCCATAGCAGCCCCAACACTTCTGTTCAGCGCAGATTGGTTTACAGTAAAGTGATTTACCTCAAAGACAAGTCTATTACTAGCCATGTCAAGGGCATTACCTAATGCGAAGTTAAGCTTCTTTTGGTCTACATCAAACTTATCAATACCTAAGACAATAGGTTTATTAGCAAACGTACCAAGCTTTCTTAGTCGATTTTCAACGTGATCTAAAGCTTTATCTACTTTCTTTACACTAGACTTATCTACCTCTATCCCGAGGCTTGCGAAGTACTTACTAATCTGCAATGTTCACTACTCCGTCATTTTGGTTTATTCTTATCAGCTTTAGCTTTATTTATAGCTTGCTGTTGTAACGCATCATGTACATCAAGCAACTCCAGCATGTCATATAGCTGTTTGGTGCTATATTTCCAACCCATCTCTGCTGCCAACTCTAGACTACCTTTTTCGTGCATGGCTATTCGATATACTTGCCAAGACTGTGAAAACTTGTCTTCTATTTGTTTTTCTAAAGGTGTAGGTGCAACTGTCCCCGACACAACCTTTTCTATTACTCTTCTGTATCGGGGGTTTGAAAAAGTTCTTCAAAGTTAAAATTCAAAACTGCACGATACAATTTGTGAAGGTGTCCGTACTTGCGTGCAAACTTCACATCAAAAGTTTTTTCACTCATGCCCAAAGAGGGGCAGAGAATTTGTTTCATCTGACTAAGGTCTACTTTACCAGAGTCAATTTCTTCGCGGTAAACTTCAAGATACTGAAGACCTTTGGTTGCAGGTAGTGCTGTAACCATGTATTCAACATCATCTACAACCAATGTTTCTTGTTCAAGTACTTCAAATTTTGGAGATGCCATTTATTTTATCTCAGAAAATACAAACTAAAAAATGTTATCAAAGAAGCTACCAGCTTCGCTAATCGCCCTGTCAAAGATATTGGTTGAGGGTTTAGCGTTACCGGCCACGGTGTAGGTGTTGGTACTTTGAGCAAAGAATTCCCAGTTGCGGTATTCAAACTGTCCTGAGAATGTAACTGTTGGATACCCGGTAATGTATGCCTCATTCGAAGAGAATACACTACGTCCAGAGCTGTCCTTCAGCATCAAAGCAATCCTTGCTGTCCCTTCTTCAAGGTCAAGCTCGTGGATATACGAAAGTACATCATTGCCTTGGGATGTTTGAAGTAGGGATATCGTGATAGTAGCTGATGTGTCTACGTTCGGGACTCGTGTGTTCTTGCCACGAATACCACGAATCACAGTAAACCCTTTGACAGTCCTACTAATACTAATACTCTGCCATCCTGTCAGTTGATACCCACCTACAGTTAGAATTACATCACTGGGGCTATATGTGTTCACGGTAAAGGAGTTAGTCATTACAAACCCCCCTCTACGATGGACGCGGTGCCCGATGCAAGGTTAATCAAATCTTGGAGAATACCACTAGCATCTTGGTTGCTACCAACGTTGATAACTGCTTGCGAAGAACGGAGAATCCAAGTACGTGTATCAAAGTTAGTGCTTTGTACCATACTTGGAATACCTTCAATCCATGTATTGGTTGAAAAGAATAAGTCTGTACCAGATAAATCCTTTATGAACAGTGGAAACTTCCCGACCTGTGTAAACTCATCCAACTGCCATAGCTTAGTAAGAATATCATTGGATGTGGAGCCACGGTGAAATGTCAACGAGATGGTGTATGTCTGACTGTTTGTATAGAGTCTAGATATGGAGCCATCTGCTGTTTCTGTAGAACCGTATGGGACTTTATCTTTGGTTACTGTGATAAATGTTCCATCTGCGAAGCCATCTAATGGAATACCAAAGGCTAAGCAGTTTACAGAATCTGGTGCGTAGTTAGCTAAAGTCATAAAGCCTCCTTAAATGAGGGGATGCAGAACATCCCCAATATTGATTAAGGATTCAACCGCCAGCGAGCATCGACTTCACCGCCAGCGGCTTCGACAGCAGCAACCTCAGCGGGACTAAGTGGCATATTACCACCAACAAACAAATCACTACCAAACAGATAGATCTGCCAGCCACGAGTAGAAGTCTCAGAGCTGAACTCAACGGTTGGGGGAGCAGCAATGATTGCACTGTTGGAGGATGCAACTGTTTGTCCACTCAAATCTTTGATGGTTACAGAAAACACCCAAGTATTGTCGGGAGTGTTTGCATCTGCAATTTGCAGTTGTTGCAATACAGTGTTAGAGGGAGAATATTGATGTAGTGTAACATCAACAGTCATACCAGTGACACTACGCTTTACCCGGCCGAAAGAGTTCGATTTTCCCACACCTTGATACGGAGTAGAACTTGGGACCAAACGATTCATGGACACGAAGGTGCCATCTGCAAAGCCAGATACAGTGTGGGTAAAATCGTCTTTAGAGATTACAATTGTAAAATCGTCAGGAGAGTAATTACCAATAAAATTAGAAGCCATTAGTTAATCTCCCGGATTAAACAGAAAGGTAAAATTGAATATCTACGCTACGAATTGCACCTTGCAACCGAGCACGGATAACAAATACACCAGCAGCACGTTGAGCCCGAAGAGTTGCAGGAATGCTAAGAACTGGTGGGGTAACAACGGTCCATCCAGTATCAATCATACCATTACTTTCAGCCAATGAGAGTACAGAACGGATTTCATTCTCAACAATCAGAAGGCCGGGGTCGGTCATT